CCAAGGTCAATCATACACATGGATAGGAATAGACGAACTTCCACAATATCCTTCGCCAGATATATATAATTTTCTAAGATCATCGTTAAGATCGGTAGATAAAGATATACCTGTATATTTAAGAGCAACAGGTAATCCAGGAAACGTTGGTTCACAGTGGGTAAGAGAAATGTTCGTAGAACCTGCAGAACCAAATACAGCTTTTGATGTAGGGATAGATACACCCAACGGAAAGAAGTATATAACTAGAAGATTTATTCCAGCTAAGTTACAAGATAATCCTTATCTAATGCAAACAGATGATTATTATATCATGCTTGCATCTTTACCTGAAGTACAACGTAAACAGTTTTTAGATGGAGATTGGGATGCTTATGAAGACTCAGCTTTTCCAGAATTTAATAAAACAACCCATGTGGTTGAACCTTTTGAGATACCTAGAGGGTGGTATAAGTTTCGTGCTGCTGACTGGGGTTATTCTTCTCCTGCTTGTGTTCTATGGTTCGCTGTTGATTACAATAATAATCTATGGATTTATAGAGAACTATATACTAAGAAAGTCACAGCAGATTACTTTGCAAGACAAGTAGTTAGTTTAGAGCAAGGAGAACATATACATTACGGAGTCTTAGACTCTAGTACATGGGCAAAGAGAGGTGATGTAGGCCCTAGCATTGCAGAGACAATGATACAGAATGGATGTAGATGGAGACCATCAGATAGATCACCTAAGAGTAGAATTAATGGTAAACTCGAAGTACATAAAAGATTAAGAGTTATAGATGAAGAACCAGGTATTAGAATATTTAAAACCTGTAAAAATTTAATTAGAACTATGGGTATGCTACCAACAGATGATAGAAACCCAGAAGATGTAGATACTAATGCTGAAGATCACGCATACGATGCATTAAGATATGGATGTATGAGTAGACCAACACATCCTAAATATGCAGAAAGATTTAGAACATTTCTTTCTCAAAACGATTACCATGTATCAGATAATAAATTTGGATATTAATATGAATAGAATTACAAGACAAATACTACAGCATATCAATTCTATAGATAGAAAAACAAAACAAATAAATCTATCAAAGCATTTAAAGAAAGAAGTAGATATTGGTGCTAATGGTACACAAAGCTATATAATTAAGCAAGGTACTAATAAAGGAAAAGTTATACATGCCTTTAAATAAAAAAGGTAAAAAGATTAAATCATCCATGACTAAAAGATATGGAAAGAAGAAAGGTGAATCTATATTTTATGCTATGGAAAATTCTGGTAAATTAAAGGGTGTCAAAAAGAAAACTTCCAGAAATAAATAAAAAAAATTTTCCTTACGATTTAGTTATCGCTTATTGGGAAGATATTGTTGGGTCATGTGAATGGTCTGATATACCAGATATAAAAAAAGCAAAGACAGCAGTATGTTGTAGCTTTGGATGGTTAGTAGAACAGAATAGTAAAACAACTGTTATCATGGCAGATTTTATATTTGAAGATAATGGAGTAATAAAACAAGGTGGTGGACATACAACTATACCAACTAAAAATATAATTAAAATTAAAAAAGTAAAAATATAACAGGAGACAGCAATGGAAATGAAATTTGATCCAAAAGCTAAAGTTAAACAAGGTCAGTTAAGTGATGCACCTGAAGGCAAACAGCCTAACAGGGAACATACTAATATTGACTTTTCTTTACATGCACCTAAAAAATACCAAGAGTATGACTACGATCCAAGTATTCCAACTAAATCTGGATCAGAGCATGTAGAAGATTCATTGTTTAAAATGGCTGACGAAAAAGACTACTAATGAGTCTTGGCCCTAAAAGCAATTTTATACCTGTAGTATATGCAGGTACAAGAAAAAAGAAATACAATAAGAAAAATGGAAAAAGAAAAACAACTAGACAAAGATCTAAAAAAAGCTGAACTTAAAAAAGATGCAGCACTAGCTGAAAATCCAGGTGTACTTAAACAAATTAAAATAGGTTTAAACTACAGAAAGGATCAAGGGTTAGCTGTGTTAAAAGATAAGTCAAAAAAACTTTTAAATAAAGGTAAGAATAAAGTTTACGGACAAATAGATTTACTAAAAAATAAAATAGACTAGGAGGACAACAACTATGATGAAAAGATACATGCACGGAGAACTTGCACCAGATACACCTAAAGCACCTAATGAGCCAATGGCTATAGATCCTAATTCAAAAGTAACTCAAGGAGCTACTTCTGGAGATGGTAATGATGCTAAAGGAAAATCTAAATCAAAAGTAGACCCAGCAATCTTTAGAATGGCTGAAGAAAGAGATTACTAATGGCTGATAATTTCTACGCAGATACAAGCCCAAAAGCAGAAGATAATCTTAAATACGAAGACAAAAAAAGAATGAAACAAGTTGAAACTTTTGCTGGCTTAGTAGATAGAAAAATGAATATGGGTGCTGCTGTAGATATTGATGATCTTCAACTTTTATCTAGCGAATATTTAAAACTCAAAGAAAAAGGAGTTGATGTATCAGGTTTAGATAATAAGATTAATAGTATTAAAAAAAATTATAAGATTAATCAGAAGATGAAAGAAAAAGGTAAAGATCCACTTCAAGAAAGATTAGGCAAAGAAAAAGAAGCATAAAATATGGATGAAGAAAAAGAAAAGAATGGCGGCTATGAAGCCGAGGGTAATGCCTTAGTAGGATATATACGAGAAAGATTTCAACAAGCTGAAACATCAAAAGTATATGATGAGAAAAGATGGTTGAAAGCGTATAGAAATTATAGAGGATTATACGGCCCAGAAACTGCATTTAGAGAAAATGAAAAGTCTAGAGTATTTGTAAAGATTACAAAGACTAAAGTTCTTGCTTCATTTGGTCAAATCATTGAAGTATTATTTTCACAAGGTAAGTTTCCACTAGGTGTATCACCTACATCTGTGCCAGAAGATATTGCACAAAGAGCACATTTAGATCCTAAGAATCCACAACAACCTCAAGAAGAATTAGAAAGTCCATATGGATTTCCTGGTGATGGAGGAACTATACCTCCAGGTGCTACAGTAAATGAATTAATGAAAAATTTAAATCGAGATTATGAAGATCTTGGTTTTAAAGAAGGCCCATCATATACAGGTTCTCCACAGATAGAACCAGCTAGAATGGCTGCAGAACAAATGCAGAAGTTAATACATGATCAGCTTGAAGAAAGTAAAGCTATTACAATTATGCGTCATGTATTTTTTGAAATGGCATTAATGGGTACAGGAATTTTAAAAGGGCCTTTTACAGATACAAAAGAATATCATGCATTTTCTACAGCAGAAGATGATGAAGGTAATGTAGAAAGAGTTCATGCAACTAAAATGAAAACAGTTCCAAGTATAGAAGCTGTATCATGTTGGGATTTTTATCCAGATCCAAATGCTACAACTATGGATGATTGTGATTATGTAATTCAAAGACATTCATACAACAAAGCACAGTTTGAAGATCTAGCAGATAAACCAATGTTTGATAGAGAAGCTGTAATGGAGTGTTTAAAAATGGGGCCTAACTATCAAACAAGAGGATTTGAATCTTCTTTGTATGATAGAGAAAATATACAAACAATTTATAAAAATAGATTTGAAGTTTTAGAATATTGGGGTATAATAGATAGAAAGACTGCAGATGAATGTGGTTTGATGTATAGCACAGATTCAGATAACATACATGTTAATGTTTGGATATGTGGTAATAAAGTTTTAAGAATGGTTGAGAATCCATTTACACCAACTAGAATACCTTATTTAGTTTGTCCATATGAATTAAATCCATATCAATTCTTTGGTATTGGTATTCCAGAAAACATGGAAGACTCTCAAATGGTTATGAATGGTCATGCAAGAATGGCTATTGATAACTTAGCACTTGCAGGTAATTTAGTATTTGATGTTGATGAAACAATGCTAGTACCTGGACAAGATATGAAAGTATTTCCTGGTAAAATATTTAGAAGACAAAGTGGTCAAACAGGACAAGCAGTACATGGATTAAAGTTTCCTAATACTGCATATGAAAATTTACAAATGTTTGATAAGTTTAGACAGTTAGCTGATGAAGCAACTGGTATACCTTCATACTCACATGGAGCAACAGGTGTACAATCTACAACTAGAACAGCATCAGGTATGTCAATGCTTATGGGTGCTGCAGCTTTAAGTATTAAAACAGTAATTAAAAATATTGATGACTATTTATTAAAGCCCCTAGGACAATCATTGTTTTATTGGAACATGCAATTTAATGATGATGCTCCGCATATACAAGGTGATCTAGAAATCAAAGCACAAGGAACTTCTTCTCTAATGCAGAAAGAAGTTAGATCTCAAAGACTAATGACATTTATGCAAACAGCAGCTAATCCTGCACTTGCACCTTTTGTAAGATGGCATACTTGTTTAACTGAGATTGCTAAATCTTTAGATATAGATCCTGAACAATTAATCAATGATCCAGAGAAAGCTGCGATCTATGCACAAATAATGGGAATGGCAAATGGAAATCAAAACAATACGACCCCTGCTGGAGAACAAAATCCTATGGGCCCAACTGGAGAAGTACCTACAGGAGCTTCGCCAACAGATCCAACAGGAGCTGGAGGTGGCAACATCGGAACAGGCAATGTACCGATGCCAGGGGAAGCTGGCTTTACTTCGCCAGATATTAAACCTCCAGGAAGCGAACAAACACAGTAAGCATGGCAAAGACATTTAATCCAAACAGAGTCGGTGGCGGAACAATCTCTATTGTTAGAGCTGCAGATGGTACTTATAGTTTAAAAGAAACAGGCTTTGATCAAATATCATCTTTGAATATGATTGATCTTGGTGCTGTAGCTAAAACTACTACAGCTGCAAAGACAGAAACAGCTGCAGAAAAAACAGGCACAACTACTGCAGATCAAACTAAAGCAGCATTTTTATTACCTAAACAAGATAGAGATGATGACCCATTTACTACAGAAAAAATGTTAAAGAGTGCTACAGATGTTAGTAAAGGTTTATCTGAAGTTGAAACAGTATCTGATAGACAAAAAACAGAAAGTCAACTAGGTGCAACTGAAGGGCCAACTGTAGGTTCTTTTGGTGAAGATCCAACTGCAATTAAAAGTCCAACTGAAGCTGTATTTGGAAGATCTACACCATCACAAGAACAGTTTGAAAGACAAGCTACATTACCTGAAACAAAAGTTGAAACACCACAAGAAAAATTAAAGCTATCAGCTACAGAAAAAGAAAAAAGAAAACCTGAATTTTTATCAGGCTTATTAGAAACTATAAAAGGGCCAAAACTTAAAACAGATCAAACTAAATTTACTAAACCATCAGAAAGAGCAGCGTTAGGTTTTCCTGGTGATAAATCAGAAGTTGCACAAGCTGGAACTATTCCACCTGATGCAATTGTACAAGGTCAGCCAGCACTAGGAATAAGTAGAGTTCCTGATGCTATTAAAACAGGGCAACCAGCTATTGCACCTGGAGTGCCTGATGCAATTGTGCAAGGTCAACCTTCTGCACCTGCTAAAAAAACTTTTATACAATCAGCTACTACAGCATTAAAAAATGTTGGAGATACTGCAATGAAACTAGCTGCAATGAGTCCAACACTACAATTAGTTGGAGCACTTGGTACAACTAGGAATGAGTCACCATCAACAATAGCATTTAATAAAAGTAAATTTAATATAGTTACTTCACCAGGAGCAATGCAAGGTAGAATAGTTGGTAATGATGGAAGTTATGATCCAGCTAATAATTTATTCCATGGAATGAACAGAACTTCTGCATTTGGTAATTT